TTGGCGTTGAAAGGCCGGTGAATGCGGCACCGACAGGTGCAATCCTACCATCACACCGGGTTGCCACATGACTCAAGCAGCCTACGATCAACAAAGATCAAACTTCACAAACGAAGCACACCAAGCCGCAAAACAAACCATCTACCCACGCCTATTCCCAAACAAGCACGTCACCTTCGAAAACACCCTAGTTGGCACCAACACGCGAAACGACATCCTAGACGGCCAACTAGGAATCGACTGCATTGCACGCGTTCACATTCCCAACGAACACGCGCCAATACCGTTCACCATCCAAGAACGCTTCCGCGACCCGCAATACCAAAGCCGTCAAGACGTCACCATTAGAAAAATGAACCCCAGCGGAGAGCTGAGCGAAATGTACAAGATCGCCAGCATGTACTTCGTCTACGGGTACTACAACAGGCACCACAAGAAAATGCTTCAAGCCATCGCCATCAACACGGCCATCATGATGCGATTCCTAGCCCTTGGACGGCTGCCATACCGGCAGCAAACCAATGGCGTGAATCAAACAACGTTCATTACCATCAACTTTGCTGACTTGAGAAGTTATGGCGCTATCGAAGCGACCTACGATCATGCTAGGGATGACATATGAGCTTCCGCGCTGTCGTGTGGGCACTCAGCCAAAACGTGCCACCACGCGAACAACTTATCCTCATCCACCTAAGCGACTTCTACAACGACGACCTAGGCTACGCCTTCATGCACCAAGACACCCTAGCCAAACGCAGCAACTACAGTCGCGTCACAGTCAACCAAGCACTCCAAAAACTAGAAACCCACTACCAACTCATCACGACCACAAACACCCACTACCCAGACGGTCGAAGAGCTGGAAAACGCTACTTCATCAACTTTGAAAACGGTCAAAACATCCCATTCGACACCACGAACAGCCATGTAAAGAACGTTAACTCTGGCGACACCAAAGTTAAAAATAGAAGCAACCAAAGTAAAGATCCTTTACACGCCAAAGTTAAAACCGTTAACAACAATAACTTCTTAGATTTAACTTCTTACAAAGAACTAAAAGATACGTCGTCAAAGACGACAATCGACTACAACGAATACCTTCAAGCCTGGAACAACAACTGCGGACACCTACCCAAAATCCGCGTACTCAGCCAAAGCAGAAAACGCAAGATCAAACAACACATCAAAGAATACGGAAACGACGCCCTACCAACATTCACCCAAGCAGTACAAGCAGTCGCAAACGAAGACTTCTGGATCGAACGATCCTACGGAATAGACAACCTACTCCGCGACAAAATCACCACCTACGCCGAAAAACACCAAGCCACCAAAACCAACCAACGCCCCCCCATCCTAGACATCAACCCAGAAGACCTCTTCTAAGGAGCACACATGAAACAACCATTCCAAGACTCACCACGCGACAACACCGGCGCCATCATCCTAGGCAACCAACACCAAGGCTGCCCCTACTGCAACACCATCGAAGTCCACTACTCCACCAACGGAAAAATCGCCTGGTACCACCCAGGAACAACCTGCTGCAAACAAGCCACCCAACGACAAATCACCTGGCGAACCCAAGAACTCCAAGAACTCCGCCGCCAAATCACCGACCAACAAAACAAAATCAACGCACTCCAAACCCAAACCCAAGACCTCACCGGAAAAAACAAACAAGACGCCATCCAAGAACTCAACCGCCAAACCGCACACCTACAACGCCTCACCCACAACAACACACTCAAAGCCAAAGGCGACCCAACCACCAACACCATCGGCCTCCAACAAGAACTAGACGAACTCAAACAAAAACTCCACCAACAATGACCCTCACCCTCCCCTGGCCACCAAGCACCAACACCAGCTACGCCACATACAACAACCGACGCATCAAAAGCCTCAAAGCCCGCCAATACACACAACACATCCAACAAACCCTAAACAACCACCCCACCTGGCACACCCAAACCAAAACCATCACCCCACAAACCCAATTTCAAATCACCTCCACCTACACCCACCAGACAAACGCAAACGCGACATCAACAACCACGACAAGATCCTCATCGACGCCATCTTCACCACCCTCAACGCCGACGACCACCAAATCACCCAACTCAACATCACCAAACACCCACCCAAACCACCAGGCCAAGCCACCATCCACATCAACTGGCACACACCAAAGGAACCAAACCCATGCCCAAAAACCCAGACTGGACAAGACACGAAATCCGCACCCTCATCCAAACCTACGAAGAAGGCGGAACCCACCTAGCCCAACAAAAACTACCCAACCGCAACATAAAAGCCATCAAAACCAAAGCCGTCAAACTCATGCTCCAAAGCGGAATCCCAGACGGCTACATCCAAGCTAAACACGTCATGCACAAAGGACAAACACAACGCGTAGCCAAATACCTACTCACCAAAGCCAAACAAGACGGCGTACTCCGCTACAACCCACACACGTGGATCAAATACACAGTCCCAATCGAATGGGCCGACCAATTCACCCAAACCTTCAACCAACAATGGAACGACTACCAACAAACCCTCAACTGGCACACCAGCCAACAAATCGCAGACGCACTCAACTACAACCGCACCCACATCACACGCGCCTTCAAAGACAACACCCGCCTAGCCCAAGAAATCTACGCCCAAGTCGAAGTCAAAAGAATCCACTACCCCAACAACACCCTCAAATACCACCCAACACAAGCAACCAAATTCATTGAAAGGTACAACAAACTAATGACCTGCCCCAACTGCAACAACCAAAAAACCCGCGTCATCACAACCCGCGCAGGAGGCACCAAACAAAAACCCGACCGCACAGAACTCAAACGCCGCCGCCACTGCCCCCAATGCAACCACCGCTTCCAAACCACCGAACTACCCACCAAAGCCCTCACCCGACAACTAATGAACCTACAATGAACCATGCCCAAACCAACACACGACCAAACCCTCTACCGCGGCGACTGGATCCTAGAACACTACATTGCCATCCTCAGACAAGAAATCAAATGGCACCAACACACCCACACCAGCCACAACCCACGCACACCCGGCGCCTACCACCCACAACACGACCACTACGACCCCGACCTCCTCCCACAACCCACACCCACACAACCCCGCTACTTCAACTTCACAATCCCACCAGAACCACGCATCGACCAACCCACCGAACACCACACCACCACACCCACATGGGCACGCCAACTCACCCACCAACTACACACGTACGACATCCTCCACGACATCACCATCCACGCCATCAACCTCAACCAACACACTCCCCCCTTCGCTTACTACGACCAAACCACCCAACGCATGAAACTAGGAGCACACCCACCCACCATCCACCACGCCACCCAACTAGCAAGCCAAAGCCTCCCACCCAACCTTGAATACCCAAACGAAACAACGTAAACTCAAACTGCACGACCCTACACCCATGAAAATCATCAACCAAACCACAGAAACCATCCCCATCGACACCATCCGCCCACACCCACGCAACCCACGCCAAGGCGACATCGGCCAAATCCACCAAAGCATCCAAAACAACGGCTTCTACGGACAAATCATCGCCCAACGATCAACCGGCCACATCCTAGCTGGCAACCACCGCTGGCAAGCCGCACGCCAAGCCAACGCCACCCAAGTACCCGTCACCTGGGTAGACGTCGACGACGACCACGCCCTCCGCATCCTCCTAGCCGACAACCGCACCAACGACCTAGCCACCTACGACGACAACCAACTAGCAGACATCCTCAAACAACTCCAAGACGAAACCGGCACCCTCAAAGGCACCGGCTACGACACCGACGACCTAGACGAACTACTTGGAACAATAAACCCTGCGTTTGAACCAACAGACGAAGAACCAAAACGATTGGATCAAAAAACGCCTATTGCTTGCCCAGAATGTGGCCATGAGTTCACCACCTAACCTACACATTGCGTTCTGTGACTTCAAAGCCGCAAAGTACGCCGTCACCAATTGGCACTACAGTCGAACAATGCCGTCCGCTCCTGTCAGGTTTGGAGTCTGGGAGCACGGTCAGTTCATAGGCGCAGTCATGTATGGATTGGGCGCAGGCAACGCAACCCGTGGCGAACAATACGGACTTGCCAAAACACATGAAGTAGCAGAATTACAAAGAGTCGCACTAAAAAACGGACACAAAACGCCTACAAGCAAGATTATCGCGATCACAATCCGTCTTTTGAAAAAACACTCACCAGGAATTCGGCTGCTAATTTCGTTTGCAGACGAAATGGCACAAGGACACCACGGCGGCATTTATCAAGCAGGCAACTGGATTTACGCAGGAAAATTCACAGGTGACGGCGGTTTCGTAATCAACGGCAAAAAGTATCACAGTAAAAGCGTTCATTCCAAAGGATGGAAACAAAGTCTTGACTGGCTACGAAAAAACGTAGACCCGCAAGCATACAAACTGCCAACGCTAAAGCACCGCTATCTGTACCCGCTAGACGAAGAACTACGTACACGCATAGCACCGCTTGCAAAAAGGTATCCTAAACGCGCGTCCGAAGCAGGCCTCTAACCCAACCAGGGTCACGCGGCGGTGCAACACCGACCCGGACGCTCCACACTCTCACACCATAAAAACACGGGAGGTGACATGCCCACCACCAAAGAATACGTACAAGCCATCCACGACGCCAACGGCCTAATCACCGTCGCCGCCCGCAGACTAGGCGTCGACCGCAGCGCAATCTACAAAGCACGCGAACGCCACCCAAGCATCGCCAAAGCCATGGAAGACGCCCGCGAACGCACCACCGACCTAGCAGAAGGCAAGCTCTACCAACAAATCAACGAAGGCAACATGACCGCAATCATCTTCTACCTAAAAACACAAGCCAAACACCGCGGCTACGTCGAACGCCAAGAAATCCAAGCCGACATCAAAGGCGACATCATCATCGACCTAGTAGACGCCCCAAATGCCAACAGCAACAATTAGGCACAGCGTCACACCACCACAACGCCAATTCATTCAAAACACCAACAGAACAACCGCTTTCATCGGAGGAGTCGGCAGCGGCAAAACACGCGCCAGCATCCTCAAAACACTCACCCAACCACCCAACACAACCGGCATGCTCATCGCCCCCACCTTCACCATGCTCAAAGACAGCGTACTCCGCACCTTCATCGACATTGCCAAACCCATCATCACCCGCTTCAACCAAAGCGACCTCAACGCACGCCTCATCAACGGCACCGAAATCCTCTTCCGCAGCGCCGACAACCCCGACCGCCTACGCGGACCAAACCTCAACTGGGCAGGCCTAGACGAAGCAGCACTCATGAACCGCGAAACACTAGACATCATGCTAGGACGCCTCAGGCTAGAACCCGGCAACCTCTGGTTCACAACCACACCACGCGGACGCAACCACTGGCTCTACGACTACACGCAAGACGGCACAGCCCAAGTCACCCGCGCCCGCACCATGGACAACCCGTACCTACCCACCGCCTACCTAGAAGAACTCAAGCGACAATACACAGCCGACTTCTACAAACAAGAAGTTCTAGGAGAATTCATTGAACTAGGCGGCACCGTCTTCAACCAACCCACGTACTACGACACCATCCCAACCACCGGCTACAAAGAAGCCCACGGTTTTGACGCGGCATACACCAGCCGCACCAACGCAGACTGGACCGTCACCCTCACCGGACGCGTCATCAACAACACAATCTACATCACCAACATGCTGCGCGATCAACTAGAACCAGCGCAGTACATTGCACGCATGAAAGCCCACGCCATCACCAACGTCACGTGGATGCTAGCCGGAACCGAAAAAGGACTCAGCGCATTCCTCAAAGACCAAGGAATCAAAGTCAACGAAGTCAAAGCAACAGGCGACAAGTTCGCCCGCGCTCAACCCGCAGCTGCCGCGTGGAACAACCAACAAATCCTAGTCCCACGACATGCAGACTGGGTAGACGACCTCACCACAGAAGTATGCAGTTTCACTGGCGTCAAAGATCCGCACGACGACATTGTGGACGCCCTGGCGGCCCTCCACCATGCGCTACTCAAACCAACGCACATTGACTTGCGCAAACTACGCAAGATCACGGGGGTCACCACATGATCGACTTGAACACCAGCATCGCCCGCGACCAACTCATGGCAATCTACGACCGCATCATCGAAAGCGAAATCACTCACGATATCGCCCAAGGAACCTGGCGCCCACGCGAAGACTACCTACTCCCAGCCGCGTACAACCAAGCACGCAAACGCGCGTACACCCGCGCCCTCCGCCAAATGC